TTGCAGCAGCGTGAAGTGCATCTGCCTGACTTCGCGTTTCGCCGTAGCATTCTACTCTAATTTTTGCAGTTTCAAATCCAACGAAACCACTTAGGCAATCTTCAGCGGACTCTGACACAATGTAGAGCAGCAATGCAGGCATGACAGAGTCCTCGGGAATGAAGTCAACGGTGACTCGATTACCCGCTAGTGATGTCACAGTTGCATCGTCAGCAATGATTTGTCGAACTGCGGTGGCTACACTCATGACTTGAAATACCTTTTCATGCGTGTTTTGATAATCTGAATCATTGCCCGCCTTTGCAAAGGAATCGTTGACTTGGCAGCAGGCGCAAGCCAAGGACGCTGCATATGATCCTTTCCGGTCCAGTCACCCCACATGATGTGCTCTGCTGGCTTGCCACCGATCATAGTCTCATGGATGTGACCAAAGTTGTATTGATAGTAGTCCGTTCCAACGATTGCTGTGCTCGGTGCTTTTTTCTTGTAAGGAAGAGTTTTTCGAGTGACTGCCTTACTCATGTCGTTTCCGGCAGGAGTGCCAATGCGTTTTCTTGGTTTTTGCCCCCACTTGTCTCGCGTGCCTGTCTTGCGTGAGTTTCCAAGTTTTCCCGTGTAAGGAACATTGCGTCTTCCAACAGATGCAATCTGGACTGATGCTTCTGTCTCCACGATCTCCGCCGCTGCTTTGACGGCAGCAGTCATCACCCTGCGATGAATCTCTTTTGGCATGTGGTCAATCATTTTTCGTATTTCTTTGTCGTTAGACAAAATGTTTGCAACAACGCCTTTCTTCCCTTTGCGTCCAGGGTTCTGTTTGATGATCCTTTCTGCTTCGTCAACGGCACGTTTTGCATAACTCATTAGTTGTTTTCACCTCTGAGTTCCACGCGGATCTCCATGCTGATACCATCGGGATCAGATGTGTTTGTGATCCCGTATTTCACACCATCAATAACACATCGATCTTTTACTGTGATGCTTCCGATTCCAAAGAACTCACCAAAGGCAACGTGAGTGGTTTTCTCAGTCACCATCCTCCCTCGCAAAACCTCGCCTCCGACCGTTGTGACTAACTCACAAGGCCACCCAGACGAGACAACAGTCCACGAGCTATCATCGGCGTATGTTGGCTGACCATAGGAATCAACCGATCCATCATGTCGATAAAATGTTGCTGAATGCCGCCTGAATCCAATCCTCTTTCTGATACTCATGGATAGGACGACCTCGCGAGAAGAGCAACAATTCGCTCGTAAGCAACTTCTTGACTGTGCAATGCAGATCCTTCTTGAGCAGGATCAAAGAACCACTTGCCTACACCAAGCATGATTGCTGTTTTGAATAGACTTGGTACGCAACTTGCCTCTGACCCATAACCTGCACAGAAGTCAATTGCAACGCCGTTGGGGTCGTCTGCATAGACTTCGGGCCAAGTCGTACCGGCAGCAGGGAAGATACTGCATCTTCCTTTATCGAAAATGTATTTGTCAGTTGCGAGAGTTACATCATTGCCATCAACGTCAACGTATTCGACGGAAGTGACTGATGAAACTGCTTTTTTGTGGAGTTTGACCTCAGCAGTATCGCTGCCCCAGTTAAACCGAGTAACGCGAAAGCTTGCTGTGATAACCTGACGGTCTAGGTCTTGCTCAAGACGCTCCACCGCTGCCTCAATTAGCAGCGTGAGATTAGCATCATGAGTTGTATCACTTGAGCTTAGTCTTAGATGAGACTTTACTTCGCTTAGACTTACCGGCAGCACGCTTGGTGCTGACGTTCGTATCAGAGTCCAGTTTGTCGTCATCTTTGACTTCCACACAATTGCCAAATGATATTAAAGTCTTCGCAACACCAATGTTGCTAATGACCACCAAAGCCCCGACTTGATGACCAAGGCAGGGCTTTAAGATTTTAACTTTCATGATCAAGTAATAGTGATCTTGGAAAGAACTTCAGGTGCAGCAGCAGCAATATCAATGCGGCTTGTGCAGACAACACCCACTTGGTCGTTGACCGCGAATAGCTGGTCAAGCACTTTGAAGCTCAACTGACGACGATCACCGAAGTAGTGGCTAACACTGAGGTCACCAAAGACTGCAAGCAAGTCACCGGAGGTCGATGACGAAGCACCCGGTACAGCGTTGCAAAGCTCTACTGGGTAACCAAAGAGACTTCGCTGAACACCCGAAGCAACGTCTGCACTTGCGTTTCCGCCAGCAGCGTTGAGCAGGTCGCGAATCTGACCATTCCACAAAGTTGGGTTGATGTAGAATTTAGGATTCAGACCACGCTCTTGACCACTTGCAACAACCATTGCAGTGAGGTCAGTAAGAGCAAGTGCTCCAACCGATGCAACATTGGTGTCTGCAACATTTGCATCACCTTGGATACCACCTGTGTAGATGGAACCACCAGTGAAGAGATTGTCGTCTTCCGCCTTACTGAATCCCCAAGCCAGATCATCGACCACGGTATCAAGCATTGACAAAATGCTGTCTTCTGCAATCTCAGATGACATCTTTACCAAACCGGCCATCTTCTTTGCAGTCAAAGTTACTTGACTGAAAGTCAGGTCAGACTCAGTAATCGCGGCTGCTTCTGCTGGGTAGTAAATAACACTGTGGCCAGCAATTTTCGGAACTTGCCAAGTCGTAGCACCCATGACAACTCTGCGGCAATGTTCGCGAGCACATCCGTACTCTTCTACGAGGTTAATGAGTTGGTCACTCAATGGTTGCGGCACAGAAAAACCGCCCTCAGCGTTTGTCAGCGACTGTGCTGCCATAAAGCTTTGAGCTTTTTTGTTGCCACCAATTGCAGCAAGAAACATTGCAGACTCATAAGCATCTTCGTTATTGTTGAAATGCCGTGACTTTGCGTATTTTGCTTTGGCTGGAATCGCCATTTTTTTGTCTTCCTTGGAGAGTTCTTCCGAAACGCTCGGCTGAACACCAGCCGCAGGAGCATCCGCTTTCTCCGCTGCTAACTTTCGCCGTGCAACGATTTCAGCTTTTGCTTTCTCGAATTTTTTTGCTTCGTCATGTTTTGCCTCAAGTTCCCTAGCCTCTTGGTTGAGTGCTAGGATCTGTTCTTGATGCTCTGAGTTGGGTTTGTCGCCTGCGATTTCAATCAATGCTTCCACATCAACCGAAATATCAGCAAGCCGACTCTGGATATCTTGCAGATTCATTTCTGAGTCCTTCTAATCAAAAATTTGAACGGACGGTAAAACCCCCGTCCACATTTTGCCTATTTACTCTATTTTGCCACTTTTGTCAAGAATCAGACTTTAGTCTCATTCTTATCCTGCGTGCTGATGCCTCTGCAACCGCAGCGTAGAACGGACTGATGACCTCAGCTTTCTTTTCCTGCTCTTTCATCTTTCTGCTAATTTCATTGATCTCGTCAACAAAACCTAGCTCAAGTGCTTTTTCTGCACTCATCCAAGTCTCTGCTTCCATCATTGCAAGCAGTTCGTCTTCAGGGAGGTCTGTTTTGTCTGCGTATGCAGACGCAATGTCAGCATCCATCAGTTCTAGGATTTCAGCCATACTGCGAAACTCAACGCTGTTGCCCATCGCGACTGTCCAGGCACGATGAATCATGAACTTTGCATTTGAGTTCATGACCACCTTGTCAGCAGCACATGCAATCACTGTTGCAATACTTGCACAGATTGCATCGATGTGGACTGTAACGCTTCCACTGTACTGCATGATTGCGTTGTAGATCGACAGGCCGTCTGTAACGCTACCACCTTCGCTGTCTAGCAAGATAGTCACATCTTCCCCCGCATGCTCTGAGAGAGCACTCAGGAAGTCGTCTGCTGATATGTGATTTTCAAAATCTCCAATGCCACCACGCATGGTGATGGTTCCGGCTGTTGGGTTCGTTTCAAACTTCATCTTGCTCTTCCTCAGTTTGGGTTTCTGGTTGTTCGCTACCTTTTGCAAGGTCGTTGTCTTGTGGAATGTTTCCGCTACCCGCGTAATAGTCTTCGTCAAGTCCTTCGACAGGATTCATGCCATGAATCGCACGCACTTCGTTTCCTGAGATCACTCCCTGCTGACGCAAGGTTGATGTATAGCTTGCGAGGAATTCAAGGTTGTTTGCGTAGATGTTTCTTGCATCCATGCAGTAACTAAACGACCCCGATGCCCTTTGCCTCTTGCTGAGTAGCTTGAGTTCACATTCGTTCTCAATCTTTGCAATCCAT